CGCTAGATGGCAGTGTGCAGAGGCCCCCAAAAAGCCTCTCCCTTTTTCTCTGACAGAGTGCGAGGCTAGAGGCGCCTCCGGCCCCCGGTTATATAGGAAAAAAAGTTTTCATTTGACAGTTGACAAATGCTTTGGGGACCAATTGAATGCAATTGCTATAGCAGACCTACAGCCAATCACAGTTCAGCTTGCCAAACAAGTCTGGGCATTTAGCCAGTCTCCAGGAGACTTCTGGCTTGAGACTTCTGGGCTTCCAGCCAATCTCTGGGTAATTAACCTTTGGAAAACATGTTTCTGCTCTCCAGGGGACTTCTGGGCTTCCAGCCAGTCTCTAGGAGACTTCTGGGCTTCCAGCCAAAAGCTTTGGAAAACAAGTTTCGCTTTGGAAAACATGTTCTGGGCGTACAGCCAGGCTCCAATCTGTCTCTGGGTGAACTTTAAATTACTCACCAAGGGTCAGCAAGGGTAATCACGGGTTCTTCCTGTTCTTACACACTTGCGGGTCACCCGTGGGTAAGTTTAACCCTCAAGAGACCATAGGATGCCATCAGTCAGATACCTCAGGAATCTTTTACATTGGTTGCGGCTGTTGCTAGAAGGCTGCTTTGCCTTTGTCAATACTCTAGAAAGGGTACCATCTAGACCACTCAGGCGCCATGCTACGTATTCTCTTTCAGAAGCGGAGGAGAGGAGAAGAAGAAGGACCCAGAGAGGGGGGCGCAGCCGTAGCCGCAGCCGCAGCAGGCAACGGAGGAGCTCCATCTGATACTGAGCCCACAACTCCAGCGAGGAATATTGCCAGTATCAGACTTCAGGAAGTGGCTCCAGGCCCAGAGGATAAACCAGGCCCAGAGGATACTTCTGACACAGAGGATACTCTAGGAACAGAGGATACATCTGACACAGAGGACACTCCATCCCCAGAGGTATGGGGGGAATACTTGCAGTACTAGTGGATGCAGTAGAATTGGCAGGAATCTTTGGATTGCCTGCTGAAGCAATTGTTACTGGTGAAGCTCTCTCTATCCTAGAATTGCAGATCCAGTCACTAATATTGACTGAAGGGTTAACATTTTCCGAGGCTCTTGCCACTCTAGGAGTTACAGGTAGGCCTAGGGCCTATCCCTAAGAGGGGGGAATATGTTATGAAAGGTGTGCTATGTTACCTTTTTACTTTTAGGTGCAGAATATGCTACCCTAACCTCTGTGGCTGCAGGTCTACAGCAAGCTGGCCTAATCTTTCAGACTGGTGCTGCTCTTGGCCCACTGGTGGCTGTGGGCTATGACATTAATGCAAATTTGAACGGTATACCAGAAGCAACCATGGCTCTAGCACCCTACAATCCAGATATTGACTATGACATTCTGTTTCCTGGTGTGTCCTGGTTTGCCAGAAATATCCGCTACTTTGATCCTACATTCTGGACCACCAGGCTGTGGCAGAGATTTGTGGAAGGCCTGCAAAGAGAGGCTGTGAGACAAATAGCACATGAAACAAATGCCTTGGGGGCAAGGGCAAGGGAGCAGGCAGCATTAACCCTCAGAGAAGCAGTAGCTAGGGTGGTGGAGAATACACAGTGGGTGTTTACTAATCTAGGACAGGGGGCATCCAATTTATATGCCTCAGTAGAAAGGTATTATGCTGAGCTCCCAGGTCTGAATCCAGCTCAGAGAAGGGCCCTTATGGAGAGACTACCTAGAGAGGACATAGTTGTTCCTCAGCAGGATAGCCTACCCCAGTCTGGTGATTTTGTGGTAAGATATGAGGCCCCAGGAGGAGCTAATCAAAGGAGCTGTCCTAATTGGCTTCTACCACTTATTCTAGGGATCTACGACACAACCTGGGGTGAACCAGTAAGCAAACATGCCACCAAAAGGAAAAGCAGTGCAGAAGACACAGGTCCCAAAACTAATTGTAAGAGGAAACGTGGAAGTCCTGGGAGTAAAAACAGGGCCTGACTGCACAGTGGAGATTGAAGCATACCTGCAACCTCGTATGGGGGACCCCCAATGTGGGGCCAGTAGTACAAAGATTACTGTAGCAACAGACAATAATCAGGATCAGCCACAAGCATCAGAAATACCCTGTTGGTCATGTGGAAGGATTCAGCTGCCCATTCTAAATGATGATATGACTTGCAATGAAATATTAATGTGGGAATGTGTATCTGTAAAGACTGAGGTTGTTGGAATAACCACATGTCTCAATGTGCATTCAGCAAGAAAAAGATGGCCTAGTGCCCAAGGGCCTGGTTATCCTTTTGAGGGACCCTCTTTCCATTGCTTTGCTGTAGGGGGAGAACCCTTAGAACTGCAAGGGCTGATGGCTAATTCTCAGGCAACCTTTGCACAAACCCAGGCTGTACCACCCTTTAGGGATAATTTTGCAGCCCAGATTCTGGATATGAGAAATAAAGGTATCCTTGATAAGGATGGTGTATATCCCATTGAACATTGGGTCCCAGATCCTAGTAAAAATGAAAATTCCCGCTATTTTGGAACTTTGCATGGGGGTCTGCAGACTCCACCTGTGTTACAGATAACAAATTCAGTTGTTACTGTGCTTCTTGATGAAAATGGTGTGGGCCCTCTATGTAAAGGAGATGGATTGTTTCTGAGTAGTGCAGATATTGTAGGGTGGCAGATAAACCAGAGTGACAATGGCTTCTGGAGGGGCCTTCCCAGATACTTTAACTGCAAACTGAGGAAGCGCATAGTCAAAAACCCCTATCCAATTTCCTCCCTGCTTTCAAGTCTATTTACTGGTCTTAACCCTAAGATTACAGGCCAACCCATGGAGGGGCGGGATGCCCAGGTGGAGGAAGTTAGCATTTATCAGGGACAGGAAGAACTGCCCAGTGACCCTGACATGATCCGCTACATTGATAAATTTGGCCAGAACAAGACCAAAGTTCCCCAGCCTGCAAACTAGGGAGGCGGGTGGCTCACACTGTAGAGAACAGGACCTCACTGCCTTGGGTTGTGGGTTTGAATACAGTATGATGTGCCCTTCTCCCTTTTGTAACAAAAGACAAACACATGTTTCTGAAATAAAACTTTAATCAAAAGTTTCAGAATGCATTCCAGAGTCTTGTGTACCTGCTTCCCTGAATTCCTCCAACATATCCCCTCCCCTTTTACAGGCCTCTATCATACCTGCAAATTGGGTATTAGAGACATGCCTTTCTAGGATCCCTTTCCAAAGCACAACCTTATCATGAAGGTCACTATGGAAATCTGACACGGGGCGGTACCAAATTAGCAGTAATAATAAGGTGATCCCATTATGCAGGACTCTATTTTTCATTATATCTGGTGTATTATTTAAACTTTCTCTTAGGTAAGGTCTCCTTGAAAAATGCATAATACTTCTGAATCTGATATGCAATGTTTTTGGAAGGCTATACTCATTCATTGTGACTATGCCTGGAGGAAAAATCTGTGTTTTTTTGTTGATATGTTTTTTCTCTAAATTAACCTTAATGCTTCCATCTAGATAATCTCTTAGATTATCAAGATTGTTAATGCCCTGACCTGTAGGCAAGCTTTTGTCCCGGCTATGGGTGCCCTTGACATCCTCAAACAGTACTGTGAATTGGTCTATAGCCATGCCTAACTCAAAATTTATTCTATCAAAAGGCATATTTACATTCAGTGATCTTCCTCCACACAAATCCAATAGGGCTGCAGCTAATGTGGTTTTCCCTGTATTTATGGGGCCCATAAACAGAAAATATCTTCTTTTGGGAATATTTTCCACAATGGTCTTTAGGTAGCTAACCACCAAACTTTCAATGTTTTCATCCAGCACTGAAAACCAGGCAACCCCAGCCATCCAGATATCAATATTATCTGAGTTACATATATCATCCATCCTATCTAGCAGCTCCAGGAATCTCAGTTTTAATAATTCTTCCCTGGTGGCTGAAGCTGTCTGCACCCTGCGCAGAGCAATAAAACCATCAATAGCTTGCTGGCATACATTTTTCTGACTTTTGCATTGCCTAAAGAGCAGTGCATTTTTATGATGAGTGGCATGGTGGGCTGCATGGATTTTATCCCCTGCTTTACATTTGTTACATTGGGGTAGTGGTTTCCCAAACTCTAAATAATATCCCATCAATAAGTGAACATCATCAGTCTTAAGATTTATTGCTAGCTCCTGCACTACTGTCCAGTCCACTTGTTTAGACTCCTCTGTGTCTCCAAAATGGTCCTCATTTAAACCCCCTGGTATTGTCTCTTCTATTAAAGTAAAGGGGTCAAATGTCATTCTATTATAGCATGGCACCTCTTTCAGTACTGCCCTTACTATAATAAAGCTAAATGTACAGAATTTAGTAGCAAAGTTGTGGAGAGCACTGACTCTATGCTTATTGGCTGTGAGCACTAAAATGAAATTATACAGTTCATAGGAATGTCTAGAGCAAAAGGTAGCATGGAATCTATCAACCAACTTTTTATATAAAGTGGGTGCCTTTTCAGCAGTTGTATACACAAGAAATGCAGTAAATGTCTTATTACTAAACAATGCATTACTTAGATATTCTTTGAGTACTTCTGGCATTTCCTGTGGGTCTGCTCTTCTGGATCTTTTTGGTGGAGTGTATGTGGTGTCCTGGCTGCTCCTCTTCTGGGATGGGGAGGGTGGTCTCTGGCTGGTACTGGGTCCTTCCTCCGGGTCTGAAGTAGGCATGTCCTCATCACAGAAGAGGTTGTTAAATTCATTCCACCACTGTTCCCAGGCAGCTGTTCCATAGGTAGGAATCTTAATCAATTATAAGATACAATATCAATCATTTAGGGACATGGGGATTATTGTCTTACCTTAAAATAATTGTAGATTTTGATAGGGTGTCTCTGACAGGATCTCTCTCCATGTGTCATATGATGCCATGCAGTTATCAAGACCAAACCATTCCCTGAAGCACTCAAAACAATAACACCTGAGCCAAACTAGCTTTTTGTGTTTTGCTCTAATTGTATGGCATTTCCTGAGAGTGCACATTAAGCATGGGCAAGCACTGATTAATCCAAAATTGCAAGACCCCCATAATTTCATATAATAAGAGTTAGAGGTTGCTGAGTGCCTCACCTCAGTACTATCCCAGCACCAGGTCTGCTCAGGAGTCTCGGTTTCTATAGCATCCATCAATTTCTTGTATAGCACATTCATGCGCTTCATTTTTTCTTCATTGCCTCCCTTGTCTGGGTGATATTCCAGACATTTTCTATGATATGCCCTTCTCATCAGTTGCATTGCTCCCCAGCAGGTTGCGTCTAGCCCTAAAAGATCCATTAATTCTTTTTGCTCATCTCTGTTTAATGAGGATTCCAT